GGGGAGAACCCCCTAAAGGGATCCTCCCTCCCACTGGAAGCCGAAGCTATGTCATTCTCACTCGCAAGAGTGGTAATGCCATATCTTTGATCCAGTTTAATATCGACGGCCCTGCCATAAAATGGGGGGCTTCCGGCATGAGGTGTATATGAGAAAGCTTCTGCTAGTTATCCTAGGTGCGCTTGTTTTGGGGTTATTGCATACCGATACGGTGAAAACCATCGTACCGACAGCGGCCCTGACAACGTTGCATACGGAGATTTGCAGGGAGCTCTCAGACCACACCAATGGAGATTAGATGATGAGTCGTTCATTTAGCACACATCCGCTTTACGAAGCGCTTAGTGACGGCGTATACTATCCGGCCCAGTCTTACAAACAGACTTCGCCGTGTAGCAAAACCGAAACTTGGCCTGCTTTTCAAGCCGTGTGCCCTACAAACGACAATGTCGTCAGCTTCATCGATGAGGAGACTACAGAAGGACGCGTTGCACCAACCGACGGAAATTGGTCGGAGGTAGTACGCAGCGGAAAGGTCAAGATGACAGAAATGAGCGCATATCGCACTCATGTCATTCGTCAACCAGTCCGTGTCCCTCAAATGGGTGTCACCGCGCTTAGAGGTGGGTCGGTATGTATTTCGACCTGCCAATACACGTGGGGGCCCTACGAGAGTGTCGCCTTGTGGTATAACCTCTATACGATCAACGCCCCAACGGGCGGCGATTTTGCAGAGGCCATTGCCACACATCGAGAAAAGGTTGATAACACCATCATCACCAACCGTCAAACGCTTTATCGGAACCTAAATGAAGGTTACGACCTTGCGAGTGAGATTGGGGAGTTGCCTGAAACAATAAGGTGGCTTTCCTCCCTCATTGACAAGTTGCTTGACGTCTTAGAGAAGTTCGTCGGTGAGACGAATTCGTCTTCTCGAAGACAGTGGCGAGTACCAAAGAACCCAAAGCAAGCTGTCCAAATGGGCAGCAAGTATGCGGGCGAGTTACTCGATCGCTGGATGGAATACCGTTATGCCGTTATGCCTATAGTTTACTCCATAAAGGATGTAGCTGAGGTGTTACGGTATGCGGACCGAATCGTCAGAAAAGGATCCAACCCCGAGAATGTGCATAGCACATTCAACTTCGTCTCGGATAATTCGGCGGGCCATCCAAACCTGGATGGAATACCACTCCGATATTCAGTCGTGGTTGACACTGATGTAGTGTCTAGCGGGAGGATTCTCTACGATCTCGGATCTTCACAACGCTTGCTGGATCAGGTCAGTACGAACTTGTTCCTCACCGGGTGGGAGCTATTGACGCTCTCGTTCGTTTTGGACTGGGTATGGAATATTAGTGATAGCATCTTCGCCGTCACGAACGTTCCTGTATCCAGCTCAAGCAAGTACTGCACTGCTGTCAAAGAGCGTGTCTCAATCTCGATCGAAACCACGGGTGAGAAGTTTATGTCATCCACAAAACTGTGGTCAGCATCAACTTGTCAAGGGCCGGCGTTCTCCGTAACGACGGAAAGAACCGTGCCTTACCCTAGTGTGGTTGCGTTTCAACAAAACACGCAATCATACGTTCGGTCTGTTTGGGATCGTCCACCGGGTACTATCATCTTCAATCCGTTCCTTGACTGGAAACGGAAATTGGATTTGGTGGCACTCATTCACAAACCTGTCCATAAACGTATTACCCGCCTGTAATGGGCGGCGAAGGAGAACATCCATGACCCTTCAGGTCCTAAAGACCGAACCAACCGGCGTAGTCTACGCTGACCCGGCAGAGCCGGATCTCACAGTTCGTTTCAAGAACACCTCTCGGGCCAAAAGCCTGTCCGGTGTCCCTACGACGAACTACACGACCGAGATCATCATCAATGATGATAACACTGTGACTATCGGCGGCAGCGATGTCGTCGACGCTCTCAGTGTGCGTATCCGCGTGAGCGGTACATCAGCCTCGGCAGCTCGTATCAAGGAACTCCTTGGTATGGCAGCTGACGGTTTGGAGCAGTGGTCTGACGAGCACGTCTTCATCGGGTTCACACCCGTGACGGCGCCCGCCATTCCTGTCTGATCTAAACTGGACTTCTGCCAATGGATATCTCAAGCACAATCCGTGCCTTTCAGGATCTCCTGCCCTCTTGGAAGTGGGACGAACCCACCGATAAGGCTGAGGAATTCGCAATTTCGCGATTCCAAAAGAAGATGGAGATCCCCGACTCTGACTCTGCGAAAAACCGTGCCCAGAGAACCTGGGATGCGTATATCGCGTTCGATGAGTCACTATCCCTACCAAGGTTCTTACCAGGTAACTGGTATAAAGCGCGAATCCTCCTCCAGAAATGGTTGAAAGGGTTTAAGTTAGGACGCCTGGATTTTTCACCAGGGTCCGCGATGACGCCCACACGTGGCAGAAACTCAGTTGAGTCTAAGCTGCAGTGGGCTCCGTGGGATTGTACCTCCGATTGTTGGGACCTCTGGGCCGAAACGGCCTGGGAGACCATGGCGATCAAGAGAGCAGCCCGCGCGCGCTTTAGTAAGGCGATGGAGCATGACGACAAGGCAATATCGGAATTCCACAAGACTTCGTGGAAGCGCTTCGGACACAGGCCGGATGGCCCGTTTTTGTGTTTTAAGCGCATGCTATCAGTCGTAACCACCGTTTGTGAAGCAAGCCGCTTCAGCACGGTGTTAAAAAACAACGACATCGATAGACCGATAGAGCTGCAGCCGCTGTGCAACATCCTCGTTCAGCGTCGAGTAGGTAATGGTATCCGGGACGTCTTGCGAAGCCTCGGATATGATCTCGATCATCTTGCCGATAGACATCGGCAGTTGGTTGCGGAGCCCGTAAGGGCTACCATAGATCTCAAGAACGCTAGTGATAGCGTTCAGCTCATGTTGTGTGAACGTTTGTTCCCACGTTCGTTTTACGGGTTGTTGGAAAGAACTCGTGCGACGTATCTAATGGGGCCAAAGTCAGACGGGTTTGATTACCACGTACTGAACAAGGTCTCTTCGATGGGGAACGGGTTCACTTTTGAGCTTATGACCATGATCTTGCTCGCCTTAGGCCTCCAGCATGATGCTGAATTCACGGTATTCGGCGATGACATAATCTGTCATAACGAGTACGCTCACGGGGTCATACAAGATCTCGAAGCGGTGGGTTTCGTGGTAAACAACGACAAGTCGTTTATCAATAGCCCATTCCGTGAGTCTTGCGGTGCGAACTACTTGGATGGCTACGGATATTTAAGAAGTTTCGACTTCAGGTATCCGGAAACCATTCACGATTGCATCGTGATCTGCAATAAGGCATATCTCCTCGGAGAGGTGTCTCCGCAGTTCAAACAGCTTCATGCTGCGCTTATCCGATCCGTGCCCTTAGCCTTGCGTGGGCCCGCCGGTCACATCGATTTCAACTTGGAAATCGACGTGGATGAACGAGGCTTTGACAAAGACGTGGCACTGTCGGCTTTCTTCTGGGACCCTAAATGGTCATCCAGGAATGGTCGCACACGTGTTCATGAGTCGCATATTAGCCGTGGACTCGAGTTCATTCACCAAGATCCGAAAGACTTCTTTAAGGTCATAGGATTCAAGTGGAAACCCGAGGAAGCTAGCAAAATGCGAAACAGCTTAAGGACGCGTATGCACGTAGGCAAGATACACATGTACTTGTTTGCGGGTAGACGTACTCCTGATGTTGTCACTGGTCAAGGTCGCTGGCAACCAGTCGCGTATGTCACTAATGGCCTAAGCACTTACCGTGCTCGGGCTCTAGTAGACAGCCCAACC